GTAGACCAATTGATACGAGCAATCCAGAAGTAGCAAATGTAATGGGAGCTATAACTAAAGATTATTCTCAATTGATGAAAGCGATTGATAAGAAGAAGGGTAGATAGTGATGGCTAAAGAGAGAAAAGAATATTTCTACAATCCTATAGACTTTAAAAAGGATGTTGCTGTTGGCATTAAACTACCATTTGGGAAACCAAACGGATTGTTTACACTAAGTTATACAACTGAAGAGCAAGCAGTATCTAATTTGAAGAATCTATTATTGACTAAAAAAGGTGAAAGACCATTTCAACCATTATTTGGTTCAGATGTGTACGCTCAACTATTTGAAAATATAGATTTGAACCTTAGTGATAGGATTTCAGAAACTCTCTCGAAAGATATAAAATTTTGGTTACCTTATATAGTTATTGACAATATAGATATTGAAACAGAACCCGACAGAAATTTTGTAAGAATAAAATTAAGATTTAGGGTAACGGAGCAGGGTGCAAATAGACAAATAATAATATTTGTTGATTCAGCTGGAAGCGTAATAGAATAGGTTAAAGATATGGCAAATAAAAAGAAATCAGATTTAGTACAAAAGGATGTATCGTTAGTCGGTAGAGATTTTGGAGAGTTTAGAAAAAACCTAATTGAGTTTTCTAAAAACTACTTCCCAAATACTTACAATGATTTTAACGAATCATCTCCTGGTATGATGTTTATGGAAATGGCATCGTATGTGGGTGATGTGTTATCATTCTATACAGATACACAATTAAGAGAATCGTTACTAAGTACAGCCGAAGAGAATGTAAACTTATTTAATATAGTAAACTCTTTAGGATATAAACCTAAGAATATTATTCCAGCATCAGTAACAATGGATGTATTTCAATTAGTACCAGCAACTGGGGTTGGTGATAATGTAAAACCTGATTTTGATTACGCTATGACAGTTGGGGCTAATATGATTATTGGTTCTACGGATTATTCAGATGTAGAGTTTACAACTATAGCTCCTATTGATTTTGCGTTCTCATCATCATTTGACCCAACAGAAATATCAGTATATCAAATAGATGAAAATACAAATGTACCAGTTTACTATTTGTTAAAGAAACAAATTAAAGCTACTAGTGGTAAAGAGAAGGTAAAAACCTTTAATTTTACATCACCTAAGATATACGATAAGATTAAGATAGAAGAAGAAAACTTAGTTAGAATAAAAAACATTAAAGATTCAGATGGGGATACTTGGACTAGAGTTCCTTACTTAGCACAAGATACTGTATTTGAACAAATAGATAACAACGAAGATAACTCAACATACCTACACCAATACAGTGGTGATACACCATACCTCTTAGAACTTAACAGAGTTCCTAAAAGATATACAACAAACTTTGAAGATGATGGTATAATGGTTATTGGGTTTGGAGCGGGTATATCATCTAATGCAGATGAAGAGATAATTCCTAATCCCGATAACGTAGGTTCAGCACTTTATGCAGAAAATCAGAATTTAGATACAACATTAGACCCATCTAACTTCTTATATACAAAAACCTATGGTGTTGCACCACAAAATACAACTCTTACTGTTACTTACTTAATAGGTAATGGTATTGTAGATAATGTTCCAGCTGGAGATTTAGTTAGTGTTGTATCAAGTAACACTATTTTCAAAAACGAAATAAATTTAAACAAAAACTTAGTTTCATTTTGTAAACAATCAATAGCATGTTCAAATCCAAACGCAGCTGTTGGTGGTAAAACAACAGAATCTCAAGAAGAAATTAGACAGAATGCTATGGCATTCTTCGCCGCTCAAAATAGAACTGTAACGAGAGAAGATTATGTAATGAGATGTTACGCACTTCCACCTCAATTCGGTTCAGTAGCAAAAGCATATTTAGTTCAAGACTATCAATTGGAAAATTCAAAAGTAGATGGTCAGTATATCAATACTGAGATTCCAAACCCATTAGCATTAAATTTATATACTTGTGGTTATGATAATCAGAAAAACCTAACGGCTTTAAATCCAGCAACAAAGTATAATTTAAAAACTTATATATCATATCATAGATTGTTAACAGATGCAGTTAATATTAAAGATGCACATGTTGTAAATATTGGTGTAAACTTTGAAATTGTAGTTTTACCTGAGTATAACTCTAACGAAGTTTTATTAAGAGCTATTGATAGATTAAAAAGTTACTTTGATATTGATAATTGGAGAATTAATGAACCAATTAATCTATCTAAGTTATATGTGGAGATTGATAAGGTAGATGGGGTACAAACTGTAGTAAGACCTGATAAAGATGGTAAGGGTGGTTTACAAATTACTAATAAATTTAATGGAAACTACTCACCAAACAAATATAGTATAATTAACGCAACCAAAGGTGGTGTAATATATCCGCCTAAAGACCCATCCATATTTGAAGTTAAATTTCCAAATACAGATATTAGAGGACAGGTTATAACACAGCAGTTCTAAACGAGGATATAGTATGATTTATAGAATATACGGACAAAAAGACACTACGATTTATGAGTTGAACACTCGCAAGTCACAAAACACAGGTTTAGATGAAGTCTTAGAGGTTAGTAAACTTTACGATGAGGCTACTCAATCTACACTTGTAGGTAATAGTAGAGTATTAACTAAATTTGATATTGCTGCTATATCTAAATCTATAGTAGATGGTGATATCCCTTCAAGTCCTAATTTTCAATTGAACCTAACATCTGTAGGTGAAGAAGAAGTATTATCAGAATACAAATTAGAAGTTTACCCAGTATCACAAAGTTGGTCTGAGGGTATGGGGCAATTTTATGATACCCCAATCAATAGTGATGGGTGTAGTTGGGAGCGACGTGAAGGAACTTTATTATGGAATGTAGGTGGAACATCCATATTTAACGGAGTAGCCGTAGAAACAACACCAAAATCAGGAGTTGTATTATACGAATCATTTACGAATGGTACTGGTTCAGCTCATTTAACAGAATCTATAAATGATTTTAATGGAAATGAACCAAGCGCATTAATACAAAACGAAAAACTAATTATATCAGCATCTAACTTCGCAGGAACTACATTAGTATTTCCAGCGTATCTACAAAATGGTATTAATTATGGAGTACAATTTCAAATAGACCCCGCATCATTTGATGATGTGACATTCAGAATCAAAGACCCTAATGGGGTTCTTAAAACTGAAGGAGATTATGCTGGTATGGTAGGTGCTATAACTGCATCATCAACTCAATCATTTGATTTAACAGCAACTGCAACCGGTGAGCATGAATTAAGATTTACGTTCTTTGATGGGAGTGGTGATGGTACATCAACCACTGGTTCATTTGATGAAGTTTATGTTTATCAAAAAGAAGGTAACTTAATAGTATGGGATACGTTTACTCAAAACGAAGGTAATTTTAAATTAAGAAACAGAGTTAATCATTCTATAGATGCAAACATAAGAATGTTCGCATCAGAATCTAAATTAAATTTATATGCAAAAGAAGGTGGTGCTGATGCACAATACTCAATAGAACTTCAAAAAGGAGTTAACTATCAATTATCCTCATCAATAACGCCTGGTGATTTTAGTCAAATAGATTTTACAATATATGATGCAGATGGGTTGAATATGAGAACAGGTGTAGATGGATTGAGAAGTAAATTTACTTCAGCTGGAACACAATCGTTATCATTTACACCAATAAAGACTGGAAATTATATATTCGCATACACATATTTTAATTCAGCAAACTCATCGATGACTGGTTCATTAGATGATTTCAAATTAACATATACAGGTTCCATCTCTACAGCTGCTGTATCTGAAGCGGGGTGGAATAAAAATTCTGGTGGAGCTACTTGGTACACTGCTTCTGTGGATAATACACAATACTCACAAACATTTTCAAAATATACTAATAACTTAAACTTAGATGTTACAAAATATGTAACAGATATGTTGGAGCTTGCTAGGCCTAATGATGGGTTCTTAATTAAGAGAAGTAGTTCGGAAGAAGCTGATTCTTTAAAATATGGTTCATCTAAATTCTTTTCAAATAATACCCATACTATATACGTTCCTACATTGGAAGCTAAGTGGGATGATTCAACATTCGCAACAGGTTCACTTACAGAACTAACATCGGATGATATAACGTTATATATGAAGAATTTAAAAACAGAATATAAAGAATTATCAAGAGCTAAATTAAGAGTTGTTGGTAGAGAAACATATCCTCAAAGAAGTTTTACTAATTCGGCACCATACACCCAAATTAAATATCTCCCATCAACTACTTATTACCAGGTTAGAGATGTAGAAACAAATTTAGTATTGATTCCGTTTGATACGGCTTATACAAAAGTAAGTTGTGATTCAACTGGAAACTTTTTTGATTTTAGATTTAATACATTACAACCTGAGAGATTTTATCAATTCGAATTTAGAGTTGATAGAAATAGTAATAAGCAATATTTCGATGGGTTCGTATTTAAAGTGGTAAGATAATGGCAGAACAAAATATAACAACAGAGCAAGAACAACAACTTAGAGATATTAAACGAAATAGCTCTAATCAGATTGTGTCTTATACTATAGATACGGATGAAACACCAGGGTTAGCGTATGGGTATAAAAAAGTACCAGCCGTTTTTACAAACTATGAAGAATCTGTATTTAACCGTACTATTGACCAATTATCAAATGAGTTAATAGTCAATCTACCAGAAGTACCATTAGAAATAATACAACAAAACTTTATAGAGGAATCAAACCTATATGAAGTTCAAGGTAATAAATTAGTATCCATTCAGGGTGCAGAACCAGAGGATGAACCAAAAGATGAATTTAGTGGTAGATATGAATTATCATCAGCAGCCCAATCCGCTAGAGATAAAAAACCTGATGAAGTTGGAAATGGGTACGCATTTCAGAATTCTCACTTTGGTGGTGTAAGTTACTATAATAATGGAGTAAGGGATGAATCTGATGGATACCTTACTTCAGCAGGTCATAAAGAAATACGATGGGATACTAAAGTATTCGGACCAGAACTGCAAGACTTTGGATATAGAGTTACTAAAGAATTAATAGAATCGGGAAGAAACCTTAATATTAGAGCAGTGGTTAGTTTTTGTATAGCACATTCTAATGGAAATGATGTAGGAGCATACGCTTCTATACGAAGGCAAAGAGCTGGTGATTTCGCTGTCCCAACATATAGATTTAATACAAAAGGACAGACGTACACGTCTCCATCATACCCAATGTTACAATGTGTATTAGATATTCCAAACTCACAATTAGTAGAAAATGATTTATTCCAAATATCATCAGTATTTGGTTCGATTAATGATGGAGTTTATATTTATGGTCATAAGTGTGTATTTGAAGTAACGGCACAATTACCTGAAGAACCATCAATATCTTGGCCGCCATTCGGTGATACGGTAGCTTCTGGTGGAAATGTAGCAATAGGAAATCAAGATGAAGCACAAGAAACTGAAACTAGGGCAGATTAATAAAAAGGTAACAAATGGGAATAGATAGATTTCAAAATACGGATATATTAGTATCATCAAAGGTACCTGTAGAGTCTGTCCAAGTTTATTCCTTATCGGATTTTATAAACTTAGAGAAAAATATACTAAAATTACAAACAGGTAATTTAGATACACAAACTTTAGTAGAATCACATATATTTTCAGCAGATAAATTGGTTCATTCAAATGAACCTTATTCAATTAATTATCAAAATAATACTACAGAAGAAGATATAGATGTTGATATCTTAGTAAAACCTGAAGGTGATGTTAGATTAGGTAATTTAGATTCAGGGTACTATAGTTTAGTTTACAATTTTGTAAAAAAACTATCACCTACAATGAAGGTTGCTAATATAAATTCAGATGGAACTGAATTAGAATTAGTAGTAGAAAGTGATAACTATAATTTACAAACATTATTTAATCTTGTAACTAACCCACCTCAACAAGGAATTGGAAAAGCTGGAGATAAGTTAAATTTAGCATTAAACTTTGGGCAAAACGAAATATCAATGATTACTGATATTAGTTTTTATAACAATAAAAGAGTAGGTGAGATAGTAACAAACGTATTACACCCCACAGGTAGTATGACTAATGGTTCACTAACATTCTTTTCTCCATCAACTGAGGGTAAGGATGCAAACCAATGGATTGAATTCTACAATGATGAATTACCCAACAACTTTCAAAAGAATGTTTTCAGAGCTACTGGAAGAAGTGCACGATTTAATTTAGTAATAAACGAATTCGGAAACGCAGAGTATCAACAGGAAACAAATGCAAATGGGGAGAAGGAGTATTACATTCAAGGAAATCCTATAACTGATTTACAATACCCAATACCAGCTGGGTGCGAATACTATAACAGACCTCCTATAAGTAATTGGACTAGAGGGTACTCCGATATTAAAAAATATTCTAAAGTTAGATACTACGATGAATCATTTGTCCCATCTAAACTTCATAGTGTAATAATAAAATTATACAAACCTTTAAAAGATGGGTTATCCCCATTCAATTGTACTATTGATAATATGGTAAGGGAATCTTACATTGATAGAGTACTATTATATGATATAGATAAACCATCAGAACAACCTAACTTCTCAGCACCAAACTTTAAGATTGATATGGGTAACTATGGGAAATCTCAAGGTACTGATTTAAAAAGTTGGAATGATTTATTAGATACTAACCTTTCAACTTCACAACAAATAATTGATAAGTATATTAGTGGTTCGTTTGGTAATGTGAATCTTAATTTAGATTACACATACTTTGGTAACTTTGTAAAATACTCATCAGCTGTTGAGCGTGTAAATAATCTAAAATACAAACTATCTCTTATAGAACAATTTGATGCAAGAATAAATACATTAGAATCAGTAAGTGGTTCGGATGCATCAACAAATATATCACAATCTATATCAAGAAAAGATAATGTTGTAAGTGGTATGGATGGTTGGGAGCGTTGGATGTATCAAGAATCTACTGGTTCTTTATATACTCATTATAGTTCTTCCAATTTCCAATTACATCCTTGGCCAAAGCAAAGTACATATCCTAATGTAAATTATAGTGTAACTTCATCTGAAGCAATAAGCGCTTATAATGGTTTAATAGATTCGGCAAGTATCTTTGATTCACTTAACGATGCTAGATTAACAAAAGTAGTACCAGCCTCAATTGTTGAGGACCCGTTAAATCAAGAATATGTTTTATTCGTAGATATGATTGGGCATCATTTTGATATAACTTGGTCTTATATAAACGCATTAACATCTGTTAACGAAAGAGAAGAACATCCATACGATGGTATGCCAAACGAACTTCTTTATGATGTAGCAAAATCTATGGGTTGGAAACTAACACATGGTAAAGATACATCTGAGTTATGGGAGTTTGGATTGGGAACTGATAAGTTTGGTAATGTACCTAATAGTGGTTCACTCCCATCTAAATCACACGAACAAATTAATAATGAAGTATGGAGAAGAATTGTAAACAATATTCCATATCTTCTAAAAACAAAAGGTTCGGCAAGAGCCGTTAAAGCATTAATTGCTACATATGGTATTCCACAAACATTCTTATCAATTAGAGAATATGGTGGACCTGTAATTGAAAATAATGTAAGGCAATATTGGGAACATGATAGATTTGTTTACCATTTAAGAATGGATAAAGATAACTACATTACAGTTCCTTGGGATAAGGTTACTGATATAAATCCAAAAACGTATAAAGTTAATGACCCTAACCCATTAGATGTTATAGAGATTCAAGTTAAACAAGACTTAAACAGAGATACTGGTATAATCAGAAAAGGAAAAGATTTTGCAGTAGTGTATGAATCAACAACACCAACTGATTTATCTATCCAACGGGGTAACATACACTTTTATTTAAGTGGAAGTGGTGGATATAAATCAGCATCTATAAATGATGTGAATATATTTGATTCTCTTATGGGTACATTATTAATTGAAAGAGAAAATTCAGTTGATGATATAACTAAAGATAACATATACAAACTACAGTATAGAAAAAATAAAAAAGATAGAATAACAATAAGTAAATCTGCTAGTATATCAATTAATGGTTCAACTGAATCATCTTACAACGCAGCTTGGACTGGTAGTGGTACTGTTGAGTTTGGTAATTCATTCGGAACAATAGCAGGTGCACCATCTATATGGGGGGATGTAAACCCTATGAGTGGTTCTATTCAAGAAATAAGATATTGGGCTAATCCACTAAAAGATATAGTAATTGATGAACATACATTATCTAGAGAATCATATCATGGTAATAGTATGACATCATCTTACTTTGATTTAAAGTTTAGATTTTTACCAGATTCTAATTTAAAGACAATTAACAATCCTGATTCACACGCATCACAACATCCGAATCAACAAGTATCGACTACGGAGAATGGTTCTATATTATCAGCATCATTATTTAATTTTGAAAACGATGATTTGATTGGTGTAACTGAAGAGTACTACACAAAAGTACCATCAGCTGGGGCTAACAATATTATGAATAATAAAGTTAGAGTTGAGAGTAACCCATTGAGAGGTGTATTAAATACAGATAACAAAGTAGAAAAATCCCAATACGATTCAGCACCAGTTGATTCAAATGTGGTGGGTGTTTATTTAGCCGCTACTAAAATGTATAACGATGATATCATAAACCATACAGGTTATTTTGAAATAGATAATTTAATTGGCGATCCTGATAACAGAAGTGGATATACAGAACAAAACGAACAATTAGATTATGTTCGTAGACAAGTATTTAAAAAATACTCAAACAAAAACTTAATCAATAATACGATTGATATTCTTGCTAAATACGATATGTCGGTGTTTGAACAAATTAGACAAACGATGCCAGCTAGGGTTGATTACAACTCAGGTATATTAATAGAACCACATATTTTAGAAAGACCTAAAGTTAAATCATTTTCAAAGGTAACTCAGACTAGACCTATGTATGATGTAACAATAGCAACAATGGAAAGACCATTAGAATCATCTTTTCATTTATTTGAAACTGAAATAACAAATTCATACAACATATCTGCAGAAGAAGTTGGTTATGAAACTGAAATAACAAATTCATACAACATATCAGCTGAAAATATACTTTATGAAGGTGATTCTATAGATTTAGATAATCTGTTTATTATTACATCACAAAAAGATGATGTAGAAGATGTAGGTAATCCACAAATTAAAGATATGTACGCACCATCAACATACAAATACACAATACCTGTTTACAAAGCAGGTGCGGATGTTGGGGCTGGCTTAAATTGGAATACTGGTTCAAATGGAAGTTGGAACTACAACCCAATTGCAACTAATATAGTAAATAGTAAACCATCACAATATGCACAGAGTGTGAAGTTGTTCTTTAGTTCGGAACTATCAGCATCTATGAATCTTCCAAACTCATCATCACTAATCCCATCTCAGGTATCAACAGATGAATTACCATTAGCAGTTGAGAATTTAAGATTCTTAGGATGTAAGATGACATCTGACTCACTAACAACAAATTCACCTGATACTCCAGATGGAAAACCTGTAATAGAAATATTTAAAGCAGACCCTAATGTGTTAATAAACACATCACAAACATCAGAAGAAGGAAACTTAGATGTTATATCTGGAACTGGGTTGGGTACATTAGATATTGATGATTTAATAATCAATGATGACCTTTATTGGAAACGACTTAAAGAGTACAGAAGAGAGTTACAAGAGTTCAGAAGAAAGATAGAGAAAATGATTTCTATTGAAGATGCAAGAGCAGATGAGTTTGATGTGAGATATAAAAAAGAATTAAAACTTCGTGATTCAGAAATGTTCAGAAGAAAAGAATTTGATATAAAGAATGGTTCACCTTTTTAATAGGAGATAAGATATGGCAAGTAGAAGAAATATAAGAGACAGTGGTAATCGATTAAATAAACTAATCGATAAACGAATGAGCGAGCGTATATCTAGACCATTAATTAAAGACCCTAAAAGAAACGTTGATGAATCTACTAAGATATCTAAGGCAATAAAAGATCCTGAAGTTTTAATAAAAATAGGAAAACCTTTAAAGGACAATATAGTAATCACTAAAGATGATAAGGTAAAAGAAAAAGATTTAATCAACTTAGTAAAACCATTACCTACATTGGATGGTAGTGTAGATTCAATTATACATGATATACTAAATCCAAAAGCAGAAGAAATCCTGTCAGACCCAGTATTAGATGTTAAAGATTATAACGAAGAAGATAAGCGTAGGATATATATAGAAGAAGTTGAACGTAGGGAGATTGAAGATGAACGATTCTTAAAGATACAAGAAGCTTTTCAAGATGAGATTAAGAGAAGAGAAATGTTCAGAGAAGAATTGAAGCAAATGAGAATTGATTTCGATATATATCTTAAAAAGAAGTATCCAGATATTGTAGGAGAAAAATCTATAAAGGATAAGGATATTGATAAGATTAAAGCAGAATCTATTCGTAATGCTGAATTGATATTACAACAGAAGAAAGCTCTAAAAGATAAAATGGTTAAGCGTCTTGAAGAAGAGAAGTTAAGAAAGCAAAAAGAAGTTAAAATGCTTACAAATACAAAAACAGAAAAAAACGTTTCAACTTTTTTAGAAGAAGAGATAATTATAGAACAGCAGGAGAAGATACAAAGAAATCCTGAGTTAGATGGTTTAAATAAGATAGAACGAACTATTAAAGAAATGAAGCAAATGGAAATCCGTTTAGGTAGACCAATAGTTCCACATAGAGATATAGTTGAAAGTGATGAATCCGATTTTGATTCTCAATCAGCAACTAAAGAAACGGATATACTTATCAGACCATCACAGAAATCTCCATTCGAAAATTACGAAGAAAAAAGAGAGATTTTAGATGTATTAAGAAAATCTTTGGGTGGTGATAACACCGAAGAAGATTTATGTGTGAAGTATGATAAAGAGGATAGAAAACAAAGATACTAATCAAAAATATTAAAAGTTAGTGTAAAAAGTTTTTTTTTAATATTTATATAAGAAAACAAATTGTAAAAGGGTATAACAAATGGGATATTTAGATAATTCATCAATAACAGTAGACGCTATTCTTACCAAAAAAGGTAGAGAGCTTCTAGCAAAAGGTAGAGACTTCTTCGTAATCAGTCAGTTCGCATTGGCAGATGATGAGGTAGACTACGAACTATGGAATCCAGCGCATCCGCTAGGTTCGGACTATTATGGTATCATAATAGAAAACATGCCAATAGTAGAGGCAGTAACAGATGAGAATTACTCATTAAGATATAAGTTGTTAACACTTCCAAAAAATACAATCAGAATTCCAATTATTCAATCAAACCCAAGCTCAATTAGTTTAGAAGAAGGTGGACAATCACAGACTGTAACATTAACTACTAAAAATGGTGGAAATGATACATTAGGTTATACTGTAACGTTATTGAACTCAGATGCGGCATCTGTAATAGGTGATGGTAGTGGGATAGCAAACAACGCAGATGCAGTTGGTGCTAATGAAGATAGAAGAAGTGTTACTATTAGTACAAATAGTACATTTACAATTAATACTAAAGTATTAGCAGATAACACAGATATTTCAACAAAAATATTTGTTATCGGAAATGAAACAGGTGGTAGAACAGAAATTGATTTAACTGTAACTAACAACCCTGATATTTCAGTAGGTAACACATTGGATTCAACAATATAAAGAAATAGGGAATAGATATGGCAATTTTACCAGCAGGTTCGTTTAATACATCAAAAAGAGTTTACACAGCACTAAAAGTAGGTGATGTAGTAGAAGGTGGTGTAGAAAAAGTGACAAGAGGTTTGTGGAGTGGTAACGTAGGAACGTTAACATCATTTCATACATCTTCAGCACAATCAGATATTCAGAAACAATACTACTATGAGGTATTCGATGGGATATCTACAGCAGTTACATCTGAATCGCAATTTTCAATAACATATGGGCACAACCAAGGTAGTGGTTCATTAGGGCAGAATGAAGATTCTCCATCTAATGCAATCTATTCACAATACGCACAAATCCTACTTCCTGATAATCAGAGAGTATTTAAGTTTAACAATACAGCAACTCAGCACATTTACGCAATTAATATGAATCGTGCTAGATTGAAAGATAGATTAGATCCAGGTAACTTCCAATTAAATTTAGCTAAACTTAATGGAGCATCAACTCCGGCAGTAGATTCTTCTAACTTAGTAATCAACTTAATTGATAATAGTGGAGATACTCAACAAGCAGCAACACAAATTGGTAGAGTATATAGTTTAGTTTCAGGTTCAATCCTAAACGGAGTTGAAAATTCAGCTATTGAATATGGTTCTGTATATCCTGAGCAGGGTGTTATTATACTAAATGCTCAGAAGTTAGATTTAGCACAATTAAATTTTGGTACTAATGTAGCTTCAAACACAAATGGTGATAATGCATTCAGATTATTTACATCAATTAGTGGAGCGGCCGCTATTAACGCTAATAACGGATTTGCAGCAAGAAATGAAGAAAAAGTACAATCAACATTCTATTTCATAAGAGCTAAGAATGGTGAGTATAACTTCTCAAACAATCCGTCTTTTACTACTGGTTCAAATGGGGCATTTAAACAAACCACATTTGCAAACAATCCTAAATCGTATATTACGACTGTTGGATTATACAATAGCACACAAGAACTATTAGCAGTGGCTAAGTTATCTAAACCAATTTTAAAATCATTTTCAAATGAAGTATTGGTGAAAGTTAAGTTAGACTTTTAAATAATATTTTAAGAACGATAATGAAACCGCATGGCAACAGCTTACAAACCAATCAATGGGGGTGGCATACAATTAAGACCATTCAATACTCACAAGCGCTGGGTAGTTACTGATATTAATCAACGAAGTGATTCGTTTTTAATTTCGGTAATAAAAGGTATATCCCCAGCTTTTGGTGAGAAGATTAATGTTTCGGAATCAATATCAATCCCAGCATACAGAGAAACCGACCAGATAGATAATTCATCTTCTGGAAATACTCCGTTTATTAAATTAAAACATCAAAAAGTTGTATGGTCAGGCCTCAACCAAATGTTTTTCAAACATAGACCTAGAATTGAAAGAGATTTATATGCATCTGCATCAATATTCTCAGTTCCACAAAACAGAATAGGTGATGGTATTAAATTTGGTAGTGTAGAAGTTATTGATACTTCTATGACTTCATCAAATTGTAAATCAATAATTTTAAAAGATTTAAAAGTTGATGAATTCCACGGTCATTTATATGATGATGGTTTAGATACTGGTTCGTATGTTCCATTTGGTAACTTAGTAGGTTATTGGGGATTCAACGATGAGGTAGTTCCAAGATACACAAATTACGATGATGTAATTGAAGATAGAAGTGGTTACTTAAATAATGGAGTTGGTAGGAATGTAAACTATTTACCCGGCATAAACACTACTGGAGATTTTCAACTAGCAGCCGGAACTAAGGTAGCATTCGATGGTGATAAATCATACATTAGAATAGACCACAAAAAAGAGTATGAGTTTTTCGAAACAACAGATTACTCATTATCAATATGGACTCACTTACCAACAACTCAAAAAGATACAGCAACTTCGTTTAATACGATAGTATCTAAAAGAGGAACTGAAAAAGATTACGGACAAAACCAATTACTACAAGATGAATTAAGAAGAAGAAATATAGTATCACCAATCTATCCGTTTGATATTGAAGTAAAAAATCAAACAACTGGGGCGGATAGTGGAAAAGTTACGATATCTTTATCAAACGGAAATCAAACTGTAGTAGCCGAATCAACAACTAAAATAAATGATAACTTACCTCATCATATTTGTTTTAATAAAAACGCTGAAAAATTAGAGCTATGGATTGATGGTGTTAAAGAAAGTACAGGGTTATTACCTACAAGTGGTAGTAACAAAGTAATTACACTAAAAGGTATAACTAATACATACGATATCACATTGGGTAGTAAAACTCTATCAGATGGGTGGGCTGAGGATAAAGCAACAGACCATAATGTATTAAGTGGTTCGTTAGATGAGTTCCGTATTTACAATAAAGCATTATCTACTAACGAAATAAAATCATTAGCAAACAATGATTATTTAACAGGTTCAGCATTTCAAACTAACGTAGTTGGTGAAGTATTTTATAATCACGGATTAATGGTAGTATCAGACCCAAGACCAAAATATAGATATATTTGGACAGGGCAGACTGGAAATTGGGATTATGGTACTGAAGTTGGAACTACAAATGTATCTCAATGGGGACACCTTACTAAATACAAATCATCAAAAACGTTACATGAATTAAATATATTATGTGAAGTAGGTTCTAATGAATTTAATGTATCTCAAAACCCAACGTTGAAATTAAATAACAATGCAAATAGTTCTATAATGAAAGGGTTTGTTACTGGTTCTGATTTTAAGAATTACTATACAGCAATTGGGTTATACAATCCAAATGGTGATTTAATAGCAATTGGTAAATTAGCATCGGCAATTCAAAACAGAGATGATGTAGATATTACAGTAAAAGTTAGATTAGATTTAGATGGGGCGTTTGGAGCACCTGGCACTGGTTCTTTAATGAGTGGTAGAACCGCTACAATTACTGAAGTTAAAGATAAGCAAGGTAATAGTAAATTTGTTTGGGGTAAGTTAGATAGACCTGATATTTTAGTTGGTGGGGAATTGGGTGAAGCATTTGACCAACCAAATAGTTTCGCAGCTGATATGTATTCTCCAAATGTTTTACCACCTAACGACCCAACACCCGATGACCTCGAACCTTGGGAAATTCCACACAAATACACCAATAGATTTAGTTAGTATAAAAATAAAAAGTTATGAATAAAAAAGGAAATTGGTCCCATATCCAAAAACTGAAGGGTCATAAGAGTGGGTTAGAAACTCATATAGATGAACAATTAAAATCTAAAGGAATTGATGGTGAATACGAAAAGCACGAAGTATCATATACAATCCCAGCAACTCATCATACTTACAAACCTGATTTCAGATTACCTAATAATATCTTTATAGAATCAAAAGGTTGGTTCTTACCAGAAGATAGAAAAAAACATTTACATATAAAAGAACAGAATCC